CCCAGTCCCCGCCCCTGTTCGACTACCGGGTCCCGGGGTTCCCCGTATCCAAGAAGAACCGGAGATTTATCGGGAAGGGCGGGAAGTCCTCCCCCTCCTGGGAGTATCAGGTCTGGAGGGCCGCGGGGCTCGAGTCGATCCTGGCCGACGCGGACGGGTTCCCCGAGGCGATAGACTACCCGGTCCAGGTCCGCGTCCTGTTCGTCCTCCCCGACCGGAGGGTCCGGGACCTGGATAACGCGACGACCTCCCTCCTCGACCTATTCCAGGACGCGGGGGTCCTGGCGGACGACTGCGCGACGATTGTCCGCTCCCTGGTGATAGACTCCGCGTTCGCCCCCGGCTCCGAACCCTGCGCGATTGTCCGGGCCTGGGCCATAACCGACCCGGAGGCCTGGGAGTTCGCGGTCCGGACGGACTGGGGGGTTATCCTTTGACCCGCCAGGAGATACTCCGCGAGACCGACCGCGTCCTCGACGAATGGGAACTGGGGCTCCTCGACGACTCCGCGGCCGCGGGGGCTCTCTACCTCCTTCACCGGGGGGCCATTTGCTCCCGGCCCTGGAGACGGAGGGCCTCCGCCCTGGAAACCCCCGACGGGATAGACGGCCATTTCTTCGAGGCGATACGCGCGGCCCTACCCGATTTCCTCCGATGCTACCGGACCCAGTTCCTAACCTTCGCCCTCCAGAAGTTGAAGGACCGCCTCCGGTCGATCGAGTCCACCGGGAAGACCTCCGAGAGGGCGATATCCTCCGCGGCCAGGACCGGCTCCCTCTGGGTCCATCGGGACCCCGACCAGGCGGCCTCCTCCGGGGAGGGCCTGGTCGTCCTCCTGGAGCGGGGAGCGGCCCGGGCCCGGTCCTCCGGCTCCCTGGCGGGGCTCCGTCGCGCCTCGATCCTCGAGGGGGCGGCCAGGGGGCGAACCCTGAAGCAAATAGCGAAGGGGGCCGGGGTATCCCCCGACCTGGCCCGGGAGGTCCTGTTCGAACAGATAGGCGAGGGAGAGGAGAACCTGGCGATATGAAACTCCCCGCGAAACGGAAGGCCGGACGGCCCAGGAAGGACGAATTCGTCGCGAAGAACTTCCGGAAGAAGGGAAGGCGCGGCCGTCCTCCTGGTCCGTCCGGCCCCGTTCTGGACCCCGAGGACCCGGACGCGATTGTCCTCCTCGAATATCTCCGGGAAATGTCCCTCCTCGGGGCCCCGCGCCACTTGATCGCCCAGGGCCTCGATATCTCCGACGCGACCCTCGACAATTGGGAAAAGAAATACCCCGAAATATCTCTGGCCCTGGAGGAGGGGAATATCGGGGCGGGGAAGAAGGTCGCGGCCGCCCTGTTCCGGAGGGCGACCGGCTATTCCATTTCCCGGAAGTCCGTAACCGTGACGACGACGGTCGACGGGACGGAGGAGAAGGTAACGACGGAGGAGGTCCATATCCCGGCCGATGTAAAGGCCGCGACCTTCTGGCTCGAGCGGAGGTTCCCCGAGGTCTGGGCCCCGAAGGAGGCCGGGGCCGGAGGCGAGGGCGGGGAGATTGTCGAGGTCGAGTTCGAGGTCGTCCCCGACGACGACCCGGAGAAGTATCTACCACGGGAGACGGTTCCGGAACCCGTCCCCGCCCAGGTCCCGGCCGTCCCGGGCCGCCTGGGGTTCGGTTCCGCGTTCAAGAGGTAGCACAAATGGGCTATTCATTCGACGGGGCCTCCCCGTTCCTCCTGGCCGCCCTGGCGGTCGTCCTCTTCGGGGGCCTGGCCCTCCAGGTTGTCCGGTTCCTGGCCGGGTACTGGAGGGCCAGGCGCGCGGCTATCCTCGAGCGGTTCCGCGCGAACCGTTGCGCGCACAAATGGGAGGAGGCCTGGGTCGGCCCGACCTATTCCCGTCGCCCCCTCCTCCGTTGCGTACATTGTGGGGACTGGACCCGCGAAGAGAAACTGAACCGGAAGGGGAGGGTCCGTAAATGAGCCCGGACGCACTCTCCGCGGTCGCGATTGTCTCCTGTTCGGCCGTTACCGTCCTCCTGGTCCTGGCCGTCGTCCTTTCCGACCGCCTGAAAGAGTCGGACTATAAACGCGAGGCGAAGTTCTGGGAGGGCCTGGGGAACTACCGGAAGGGGGCGGAGACCCCTCCGGAGGACGAAATCGAGTTCCGGAGGCGGGTCCAATGACTGAAGAAGAGAAATCCGAATTCCTGGCGGAGGTCCAGTCCGTCCTCGAACTGGGGCTCCCCTTCGTCTGGGGGACCCTCCAGTCGCACGGCCTGAACGAAGAGGGCCGGAATATTACCGCCCTATCCTATTTCGGGGACGGTAACACCTGGGAGGCGGCCGGGATCGCGACCGCCCTCTCCGACCATTTGCGGAGACTGGCAATTCCGAAGATCGAAGCGGAGGGCGAATAGTTGACCGTCCGCCTCCAATGGACCGCGGCCCAGGCCGGGTTCCTGGGATGCCAGGACCGCGAGGCCCAGTTCCGCGGAGGACTGGGTTCGGGTAAGACCCGCGTCGGGGGTTATTGGGCCCTCCGTCGCGCCTCGAAGGCCCGGAGGGTTATCGTCACGGAACCGACCTATCCAATGGTCCGGGATGTACTTGTTCCGACCCTGGAGGAACTCCTGGAGGTCCTGAAGGTCCGGCACAAATGGAACCGGTCGGCCTGGACCCTCCAGGTCGGGGGCGGCCTTATCCTCCTTCGGTCGGGAGATAACCCGGACTCCCTCCGCGGGATAAACGCGCACGACGGCCTAATCGACGAAGCAAGCTACACGAAGGAGAAGGTCCTGGACCAGATGATAGCCCGAACCCGTAAGTCCTCCGACGCACAGATACGGGTCCTCGGGACCCCTCACGGCCGGGACTGGGTCTACCATTGGCAAAAGGAGGGCGGGGCCAGGCTTTACACCCAGTCGACCTTCGCGAACCCCTTCATACCCCCGGAATATAAGGTCCACCTGGCCCGGAGATACTCCCGGGAGGTCGCGCGCCAGGAACTCCTCGGGGAAATCGTGAACTTCTCGACGGGGGTCCTCCGCTCCGATTGGCTCCGGACGGTCGCCTTCCGGTCCATTCAACCGGCCGCGCGCGTCCGGGCCTGGGACCTGGCGGTAACGGAAAAGACCCATTCCGACTACACGGCCGGGATACTCCTCTCGACCGACTGGTCCCGGAATTGCATCGAGCGGATAGACCGGTTCAAATTGGAATGGCCGAAGGCCCGGGCCCGGATTATCCAGACGGCCCGGGAGGACGGCCCGACCGTCCCTATCGTCGTCGAGGCGGTCGGAGCCCAAAGGGCCCTGGTCCAGGACCTCCAGGCCTCCCCGGAACTGGCCGGGTTCGCGGTCCTGGGGACCATTCCCCGCGGGTCGAAGTTCAACCGCGCGCTGACCTGGGCCGCCTCCGCGGAGGCCGGGAAGTTCGAGGTCGTCGCGGGGCCGAACGCGGAGGACCTCCGGGAGGAAATGGACGCGTTCGCCCCCGACCAGTCGCATAGACACGACGACCTAATCGACGCGCTCTCCCAGGCCTATATCTACCTCCTGGATAACCCCGCCTCCGGAATGGGGAGGGTTTCCGGCCTCTATTGTTAGGCCCCCGCCTATTATCTCCGCGACACGGGCCAGGAGCCCAGAACCCCGACCTCGAAGGTATTCGAATGGCTACTCCCTCCTCCTCCCGCCAGGCGCGGAACCGCGACCCAAAGGAACCCCGGAAACTCACGGAGGAACAGGTCTCCCGCCTCCTCCTTATCCAGGACGCATATTTTGCGACCGGGGGTTTCGAGGACGGGACCTATCTCCGTCGCCACTCCAGGGAGACGGAGGGGGAGTACAATTCCCGGAAGGACCTTCGGCACTACCAGAACTTCATCGCCCCGGTCTTCGACGCGTCCTATTCTCCGGTCTTCGGCCAGGACGCGGTCCGGGCCGGTGGGGCCCCGCTCTATCCTGAACTCCAATTGAACGCGGACGCGGCCGGGACGGCCCTCCAGGACTTCACGAAGGCGACGACCCGGTCGGGCGGTCTATACGGGTATTGTATTGTTGGGATGGACTCATTCTCGAACCTGGCCCCCGACCTGGCGACGACCCTCGAGAAACGACTGTTCCCCTACCTCTTCACCGTCGAACCGGCCCAGGTCGAAACCTACCTCCTCGACCGTCGCGGCCGCCTGGTCTACTTTACCTACTTCGAGGAGTTCGATATCCACGGGGGGACGGAGGTCCACCGGGCCCATCTTCGGTCCCGGGACGGGGTCGGGGGCCTGACCCGCACCCAGAAGCCGGACGGGGCTCCCCTGACCGAATGGGTAGAAATCCCGGTCTTCCCCTATCTCTTCGAACTGGGGGCCCGGCCGAACCGCCAGACCCTCCCCGTCTCCTCCTGGGCGACCCTGGCCGATACCGCGCGAATTCACTTCAATTTGAATTCGCTAATCTCGACGCAAGAGTTCCAGAACACCTTCAATATTTTGACCATTCAGGGCGCGAAACAGGAAATCTCCCTGGGAGAGGGTTCCGTCCTATGGTATCCGAAGGACCATAATAAACCGGAGTTCATTTCCCCGGGTTCGGATACTATCGAGGTCCTTATGAAGCACCTGGAGGACCTGAAGGTCTATATCTACCAGGTTTCCTATCAGGGCCTCGCGGTCGCCTCCTCGACGGCCTCCGGGGAGTCGAAGAAATGGACCGACCGTTTCCGCCAGGAGTCCCTCGCGACCCTGGCCCGGAAGGTCGAGGACCTGGAACTTTGGGTCGCGAATGCGTTCTCCATTTGGACGACTGGCCGCCCCGTCGAGGTCGAGATCCGCTATCCGAAGGACTTCGCGGACCTCTCGATAACCGAGGACCTCGGGGACGCGCTAAAAATCCTGGACCTCGGGGTCTCCGTCGAGAACGCGAACCGGGTCCGGGCCGATATCCTCCTCCGTCGGTTCTCCGACGCGACCCCCGCGGATAAGAAACTAATCGAGGCCGCGGAACTGTCACGGACCGACTACACGCCCCCGGACGAACCGGCCGACCAGACCGTCCAGGACGACCAGGGGGCGGGGGTCTAATTGGCTATTCCCGACCCCGGGAAGGTCCTCTCCCCCGCGGAGGAGAAGGAACTGGTCCGCCTGGGCCAGGCCGGGGACGAACGCGCCTTCCGGAAGTACCTCGACGAACTCGGGTTCCCGGACCGGCTCCGGGACCTCCTGGCCGTCGGGGTCGCGGCCGGAGTCGTGGCCGCCCTGGCCGCGGAGGGGGTTTCCGACTTCGACGCGGACTCCCTCCGGGATAAGGACCTGGTCGGGGACTCCTTCGGCCTATCCAGGTTCGCCAGGGCCCAGAGGACCGGCCGCCTCGCGAAGTCGCACCTCTCCGACCTGGCCGCGCGCCTGAAGCGGGAAAAGAACGACCTCCGGAGGAACCCCCGGGGACCGTTCAACCTGGGGGGAAGTCCGTCCTCCGACGAATTCCGGGAGACCTGGTCCCGGAAGAAACGGGAGGGGGCTCCCCCGAAGGAACTCGACCGGCTCCTCGAGGCGGAGATTTCCCGGGTCGAACTGGAGGCCTGGAAGAAGAAGGGCCTCCGCGGGGCGACGAATATCTTCTGGCGATACCTGGACACGGAGTACCATTCGGCCGTCGAGAATGTCCGTATCGACCGAATGGAGGCGCGCGGGGTCCAATTGGTCCAGATTGTCCCGATGCCTGGGTTCTGTTCCATTTGCGCCCCCTATGCTTACCGGGTCTACCCGATAGCCCAGGTTCCCCGGCCGACCTATCACCCTAACTGTCGATGTCGGGCCCGGGCCATAACGGAGAAGGCCGCCCCAATAGTTCCGGGATAGAGTATATTTTGGGGCGGAGGTAGCAACCTAATGGGCGAACCTTTGGCAAATCAGAAACCCCCTCTCTCCGTCGGGGCGAAGTTCGACGACGGTAAACTGGATTGGACCCTCCTCCCCTGGGACTCCCTGGAGGAGGTCGTCCGCGTCCTGGAGTTCGGGGCGAAGAAATACTCCGTCGATAATTGGAAGAAGGTCCCGGACGGCCGCGCGCGGTATGTTCGAGCGGCCTTCCGCCATTTGATCGCCTCCGCGCGGGGAGAAGAGAAGGACCCGGAAAGCGGCCTCTCTCACTTCGCACACGGGGTATGTTGCCTACTGTTCGCCCTTCATTTTGAGAAAAACCCCTGGAGGTAGAGATATGGCCCTGGAATACACCGAAGCGATTAGCATTCTCGAAACGGCCCTGGAGAAGCACGAAAAGAAGGGCGAAGTCCTGGAGGCCCTCGGGGCCCGGCTCAAGAAGTTGAACACGGAAAACCAAGGTCTCCGGACCCGCGCGACGGCCGCGGAGGACTTCCGGAGCGGTATCGCGACGGCCCTCGGACTGGCCGACGCGGACGCGACCGTCGAGTCGGTCCAGGCGAAACTCTCCGCCCTCCAGAAGTCCGGCAAGGGCGACGGAAAGGGCGGCCAGGGTTCCGGCCTCTCCGAGGAGGCCCAGGCGACTATCTCGAAACTTCAGGCCCAACTCGATACCCTCACGAAGGAACGCGAACAGACCCAGGCCCAGACCGCGGCCTCGGAGAAGGTCGGAGCTATCCAGAAGAAACTCCGCGAGGTCGGGTTCTTCGAGGACTTCTCGAACCTGGCCGCGAAGGAGGCCGCGTCCCAATTCAAAAAGGATACCCAGGGCGAATTCGTCACGGCCGACGGGAAGACCCTCGGGGACTGGGTCGAAGGTTTCAAGGCGGGTAAGGAGCGGTATATCGAGTCGAAGTCCGGCTCCCCCGGCTCCGGCTCCCAGGGCCCGGGCGCGTCCGGCCCCGGTCCGGTGGACCGCTCGAAGGCCTCCGTCTCCGACCTCCTCCAGGAAGTTATCTCCGAGGCGAACAAGTAGAAAAGGACCGGGAGCCCAATTAGCCCCGACCCTTTGACCGGCTCCCTACCCTGGGGGCCGGTTATTTTTTGGTCCGGGTCTCCCTATTATCCGGACGAACGGCCAGGGGTCGTTCCCCCGCGCCTGGAGCGCAACTGGCCGAACGGCCCCTCTCGACGAAACCCTTTCCACAAGGAAAAAAGAAAATGGCGGCTCCTACCCTTGCCGAAGCCCAGAAGCGGCAACAGAACCCCCTCCTCCTGGCGATTATCCAGACCTTTATCGCGGAATGGCCTATTCTGCGGAACGCGGTCGTCGCCCCGATCAATGGGAACGCGCTCACCTTCAACCGCGAAGGGACCCTCCCCGCCCCGGCCTTCCGTGCCGTGAACGGGACCGTCGCGGACTCCTCCCAGGTCGTCGCCTCGACTACCGTCTCCCTGAAAATCCTGGCCTCCCACCTGAAGTTGGACCAGTTCCTCGACGCGACCGCCCCCACGATGGCCGCCCAGGAACTCTCCGCCCAGATCAAGGCCATTGCCCTCGACGGGAATAAGGCCGTTTTCAAGGGTTCGGCAACTTCGAACCCTCTGGAATGCGACGGCCTCCAGGTCCAGACGACCGCCCTCGGGACGGTTATCGCGAACAACGGAGCCTCGGGAGCCCTCTCCCTGGCGAAGTTGCGCGAACTGGTCCTGAAGACCAAGGGAACGAATAAGGCCCTCTATATGAACGAAGGACTCTTCCTCCGGTTCCAGAGTGCGGCCGACGACCCGACTATCACCAACATCTCCCGGACGACCGACCAGTACGGCCTCACCATTCCCGTATTCGACGGAGTCCCCGTCTATATGGCCGGTGAAGACTCGACCGGAGCCCAGGTTCTCCCCTTCACCGAAGGGACGAACACGGACGAAAGTTCGATCTACTGCGTCGCACACGGGGACGGGTTCCGGTTCCTGACGAACACCAATCCGGCCGGTGATACCGTGGATACCCTGGGGGTCCGTACCCGCCAGAAGCCCGGTTCGTTCGGCAAGGAATGGGAGTTCGAATGGTACTTCGCCCCGACCATTCTGGAGAAGAAGGGGGTCTATCGCCTCTCTGGCGTGAAGGACCTTCCCGCGGTGAAGGCCTAAAACTTTCGCCTCCCTGGTTGCTACCCCAGGACCGAAGGTTCCCCCGGCTCGAAAGGGTCGGGGGAACTTCTATTATTCGGAGGCCGGGGAATTCCTCTCCGGTCTTTTCCCTATGGGGTAGCTTATGAAGGTTCGCGTATTGTTCCCAGAGACCCAGGAAATCCGAGAAGTTGACGCGGTGGACTATGCGGAGGCCCTGCGCCCCGCGGGGTGGGCCCTTATGTCCGGGAACCTCGGAGAGGGCGGCCCAATGACCGGCAAGGGCGGAGAGTCTCCCCGGGTTATCGAGGCGACCCTGGCGGCCGATGCCGTCCGCGCGGAGGCCCTGAAGACCCCCGAGGGGGCTCCGGCTCCAGACTCCGAGGCCGCCCAGGTTGCGGCCGCGCGCCAGGAAATCGAGGCGGCCGGGGGCAAGGTCCGCAAGAACGCGACCCCCGCCCAGGTATTCAAGCAACTGGAGGCCCTCCGTTCCGGGAAGGCCGCCCCCGAGGGCGAAGGCGAATAAATGCTCGAACTCCGGACGACCTCCCTCCAGAAGACCGCGGACCTCTGGGCCTCCCGGGCCCGGAACCGTTCGCGCCTCGAGGAGGGGGTCGCCCTGGGTATCGGCCGGACTTCGGCCGCGGCTAAAACCCTTCATCCCTCCTGGAGGGACTGGACCGGGAACCTCCGGTCCTCCATCTTCGGGGAGACGAAGACGACGACCGGCCGCAACATTTCCGGCCGGGTCTTTATCGACGAAGACCGCGCGCCCTATGGGATTTTCCAGTACCTCGGGACCCGCGGACACGGCCCAGTAACCGCCCCTTTCCTGGTCTTCCAGACCCGGGGCGGCCAATGGGTAAAGACGAAATGGGTCCGCGGGATCAAGGGCGACCCCTGGATATTCAAGGCCGCGGAGGGCCGGGACGGCCAGTTCGTCCCCGAAGTTACCCGCGGTATTTTCAAGCAACTGGAATACATCTTCGAGGGGGCCTAAATGGCAATTCTCACGGCTAACGACTTCACCTCCCGAGATATCGCGAAACAGATCGAACTCGACGCGCGGTATCTCCAACTCGGGGACGACTATTTCGCGGAACTCCTCCAAAGTTACGGAC